GCGGGCGCTGCCTGCGGGCTTGCGCCCGCAAAAGAAAACCTGCGTACGCAGGTTTTCTTTTAGATCGAGGCAGGAAAAAACAGCGGGCTGAATCAGCCCGCTGCTCGAGTTACATGATGCCGGGTGGGAAATGGTCCGACCAGTAGTCTTCGTAGGCGCATTCGATGGCGTCGCGCGGCGACATACCGTCATCGAAATAGTCACGCCATGCTGCGTCGGGTAGGTCATCGATGCCAAGACCGATTTTGTTCCCGACAATGCGGTTACACTCGCGATAGAAACTGTTGAACGATTCATGCATCACCGTCCTCCCTTACAATCTCCGACAGCTTGGTGATCCCGCATTCGTATGCATCCGCTGCCTTGTCTTTCCTGTCCGACAGAAGCATGAGTGCCATGAATTCGAATTGAAATTTAGCGTCCTTCGCATTCTGAATGATGTCGTCTTTGCTCATGAAAACCTCCTATGTCATGATCACTAAGCGTTGCATACAATCACCAACAATGCAAGCGCGACCTGCGCTTGCGCCCGAAAGAAAAAACCTGCGTACGCAGGTTTTTTCTTTGACCACGGAAAATGAAAGAGGGCGGCACCGCCGCCCTCTTCGTTGTTAGTATCCCTCGCCCTCACAGGTCTGACAGAGTTCCTCGAATTCTTCTTCGTATCCGCCGCGCATGGGATCGACGACGGAACGAGTGACGAGGGTCATGCCTGTGCCAGCGCAATCTTCGCACTCGCTGCCGGCGGGGAGCGGCGGTGAGAACACCACCGCAATCTTCGCCAGCTCCTTCGCGAGATGATCGATGTCCATTCACGACACCTCCTTCAACAAGCGATAGCCACCGCCATATTCGGGGTGGGTTTCAATCTCGAACCCGTGTTCCTTCCGCAGCAGGTGAACAAGCTGATGAATCGAGCCTGTCGAAACAACCTTCCGCAGCTTGGTGCGAATGTGTTTTTTCAGATTCTTGATCGATACAAAACGATTCCCGCCCTGTTCGAGACGGTCAAGAACCGCCGCCGGCATCGGTGTCAGCTTCCGCGCTGATGCCTCCGCAATTGTCCGGGACATGGCGGTGGATGCCATGACGCTGGAAACGTGGTCGGCCTTCTTCGCCTCATCGATGGCGTTGAAGATGTCGGCCCACTCGGCAGGAATATCCATTTCGATCTCGCTGCTGATGGTTACGGGAATCTTGATCTTGGGCATGTCTAAATCTCCTTATGGCTAGACATTGGTTTCAGGGCAGCATTGCCCATGACTAAACATTACCACGAGTCATCAACCATTGACAATGCACAACAGGAGAAAAGTCTTTTCTCCTGTTGACAACAATCCAGGGTTACTGTGGCACATTTGCCACAAGCAGTTGCAATTTTGCAACACCTGCCCCCCTTGCGCGCGAAGCATACATATGCGTAGCATATGTATGCTGGGTTGATAATTTCGATGAGCCGTAATATCGTTCGGGCATGTCGGGTAACTTAGACCTCCTCCCTGAAGAAGTGCTGAAAGAGATGCTGCTACTTGAAGAGCAGCGTCAACGCCTTGAGCTACGTGACGTAGCCCAAGAAAAATTTATGTCATATGTACAGCATGTGTATGACGGCTTCATCGTCGGGCGTCACCACAAGATCATTTCCGAAAAGCTGGAGCGCATCGCTTCGGGTGACTTGAAGCGTTTGATAGTCAACATGCCGCCTCGACATTCGAAGTCGGAATTCGCGTCATATTTGATGCCGTCATGGTTTCTAGGCAGAAATGCCAAGCTAAAAATCATTCAGGCTACTATGAACACCGAACTTGCTGTAAGGTTCGGTCGTAAGGTCAGGGACTTGATTGCGGATCCCTTGTATCACGAAATTTTCCCTGATACGGACCTGAAACCGGACAGCCAAGCAGCAGGTCGATGGGAGACCAGCGCAGGCGGGGAATACTTCGCAGCCGGGGTGGGCGCTGCGATGACCGGTCGCGGTGCTGATTTGCTGATCATTGACGATCCGCATTCGGAGCAGGACGCGCTGTCCTCGTCCGCTTATGACAATACGTATGAATGGTACACATCTGGCCCGCGTCAGCGTCTCCAGCCTGGTGGTGCCATTATTATTGTCCAGACACGCTGGTCCAAAAAGGATTTGACAGGCAGGTTACTGCAAGCACAGGCGGCTGACATGATGGCGGATCAGTGGGAGGTGGTGGAATTTCCTGCAATTATGCCGTCGGGGGAACCGCTGTGGCCTGAATTCTGGCAAAAAGACGAGCTTTTGAAGGTAAAAGCTTCTCTGTCGTTGGGTAAATGGAATGCCCAGTGGCAACAGAATCCTGTGTCGGAAGAGACGGCTGTCATCAAGCGCGAGTGGTGGAACGAGTGGGAAGAGGATGACATTCCGCAGCTTGAGTATGTCATTCAGGCTTATGACACGGCATACAGTAAAAAAGAAACCGCTGACTATTCTGCCATCACAACGTGGGGTGTGTTTGAGCCGCACAAGAACGGAGAGCAGCATTTAATATTGATGGACGCCAAGCGTGGGCGGTGGAACTTTCCGGAGTTGAAGCAGATCGCGCAGGAAGAAAACGAGTATTGGGAACCTGACATGATGCTGATCGAGGCCAAGGCGAGTGGTACACCGTTGGCTGACGAGATGAGGTTACTGAACCTCCCTGTTCTCACCTTCGCACCGGGGCGGAAAAGGGGCGGGGGTGGTCTCGACAAGATGACTCGTATGCATATGGCCTCTCCTATATTCGAATCGGGAAAAGTTTGGTATCCTGCCGGAGAAAAGTTCGCTGAAGAGGTTATTGAAGAGGTTGCCTCTTTCCCGAATGGTGACCACGATGACTTTTGTGATAGTATGACTATGGCCTTGATGCGGTTTCGTCAGGGTGGTTTTATTACTTTGCAGGGTGAAGAGCTAGAAGACATGCTCCCCGGCAGAAAACGTGAGTATTATTGATGGAATTGCCCCAGTCCAGCCCCCGTCGCCGTCCGATGACCGTCCCTACTCCCCCGCCCGTGGGCCGGCGCGCGGGGATCATGGCCCTTCCACAACCCAAGCCTGCACGTCCGACTGAGCCTGCACTGGCTCGGCTCTTCGCGGGCACTCGTGCACGGCAGGCGGTCCCCGATCCACGGTCCATGCGTGAGCGCATGGCGGAAGGTGTACAGGTGGCGCAGGGTATTGGCGCCGGCATGGTGTCCGGCATTGCTGGTCTACCGGCGGATTTGCTGGTTCTTGCGCTTGCGGATGCTCCGGCGCTTGTGAACAAGTTGATTACTGGTGAGAACATTAATCAACAGGAGTCGCCGTATTTCCGTCAGTTGAATGAGTTTCGTGACACCTTCGGTGCGGAAGCTGTTATGCGCGCGATGGGGTTGGGGGACAAGTTAGATGCGCCGAGCGACAGTCCTGATGCGTTATCGCAGATGGGTGTCAATCCTTTTCGGCAGGGCGCGTTCTTTGGTGAGTTTGTTGCTGATCCGTTTGCTGCGGTTAAGGGTATCAAGGCACTGAAGGCGTTGGGTCCGTCTGACGAGGCGGTTGCGGCGTATGACCGACAGCTTGCTGGTGCACAGGCTGACGCGCAGCAGCGGTTGCAGCTTTCGGATCCTGACGAGGTCATAGAGCCGGGACCAGGCAGTATTCTTGACGCCTTGGACGAGGCACAGGTTGACGAAGGTCTTATTGATTCGGTTGACGGTGAGTTTACGTTTGCGCCGAACACGACGCAGGAATTGATTGACAGTCTGAATGGTCCGGGGGTGGTCAGCATCAACCCGGACATCATTCCGGGGGGTCCAACCGGTGGGGACGGTGTAACTGTCTTTAATTATGTGCCCGGACTGACCGATGGAGACATGGTTGTAGGGACAAATCGTCAGTACAGCCTGTATGAGTTTCAGGAGGACATGTACGATCTTACTGGTCGTCGGATTCCTGAAGGCGCTCGTATTGCGTGGCCGGAGCAGTTGAGCGACGACTTTTCGAGTTTCTTCACGAACAGCCCACCACGGCCCCAGCCCACGGGTGAGGTTGTTACTCCAGAGGTTCGTGCTAGTGCAGAGCCGACTCCGCTTCCAGCGACGACCGCAGAAGATATTATTGATGCTGAGTACGAGGAGCTTTTTGGTCCCGGCGAAACTCCTGTTGTATCTGATACTCCGCAGGAAGGATTCACTGGCCTAGTAGACATGCCGTTGATCCCGACCGACCGACGCATGCCCGCAACGGCATCGCCCGATACGCAGGTTGCCCGCCACAGTGTGATGACGCGCAGCTTGGATCGGCAGGGTGACATTGTAGACTATTCACCATTTTATCAGCTTGTAGACCGCTTGCCGGACAACCGTGCAATGTCGAAGGAAGAAGTCCTTGATTCGTTGCGCGGTGGTTTCGGGGAGAGCGTGAACAGAGACCGTGAAGGCTCCAAGTTTGTAGAGTTCCTTGAGAAAAACGCACCGAATCAGTTGTACCGTGGTCAGGTGATGGCGTTCTATCGAGACTACACCCCGCAGCTTCGCGTCAAGACCCTTACCCAAACTGAACTTGATGAAGCTACCGCGCAGGGTATTCCTGCTCCTGTTGGTTCGCTGACTGACTATAACCAGAACTCTGTTCCGTCGTCGGCGGGCGGGGAACCAATGCACATTTATCTCAACAACCCCAACTCGACCGTCCCCTTTACGGATGGCACCACGGTTCAGACGCGGGGCGGCACTTACGCGGGATATGGTATGCGTGATGGTTTGATCGCGGATCATAATCTTGGTGCCTCGGGTGGCCCGGGCACTAGCATGGCGGCAGAGAGGGGTGTTCCGGGTTACTTCGGCCACATTCGTCTGGAGATTATTACAGATGATCAGGGCCGCAGGATTGGTGTTACTCAGGAGAAGCAATCCAACTCTGCGGTTGCGGAGCGAAAGTCTGCAAAAGGTCAGGATACGAGCTTCAACTTCTTGACGGGTGAGGAGCGTTACAACATCGACGAGCTTCGCAGCACCTCGGAAGGTCTTGCAATTTTTGACGAGGCAGCAAATTCGCGGATGCTGGATCCTGACTTGGCGAGTGCACAGATAGACACACTTGGTTCGCTTCGTCAGGACGCCACTGAGAGGATGGGGAACGATCTTCAACTTATCGGCGGCACAGCGCCGTCGGCAGATGAGACGTTTGAAACGCTTGAGTCGATTTACGACAGTGCGCCAACGGGTGTGCCTACCGGGCTGGATCTTACCGCAGATCTGATTCCGATGCAGCGGGCGATTGCAAAGCTGATGACGAACGATTTGTTAAGTCACGCTCGTGGAGAAGGCCGGACGGCCAACAGCACTGGAGTAGATACAACACTAAGGAACTTCCAGATCGGGCACATTGGTGCAACAGAGCTTGGCCCATCTGATGCTAGGGCCACTCGCTTGGTGAGTCTCCTCGAAGAGAGCAATCTTGAAGATTTTCTGGACGCGGAAGACATTGCCACGCTCAACAGAGTCTTGAAGAAACGAGCCAGCCAGCACAGCACCACAGATTGGTCAACACAGGGCCGCAATGCGACCACGGAAGCGTCGGCTATGTTGCCCGCTGGTGAAGACTACATCACCGTTATTTACCGGGACATGAACAGAGCGGTGGAAAACGGTCAGGAGCCGCTTGATTTTCTCCGCAGCACAAGGGTGCATACAAATGCACTTATTGGACATGACCCCGGTCTGTTTGGCTTCATAACCGAAGCGTTTGACGATATTCCGATGCAGGCGACGCACGAGTCCATTCCAGCGATGGTCGGTCGAAACATGCAGCACCGTATCATGAATGACGTGACCGACGCGCTTGAGGCAGAAGTGCCGACACGCACACCCGAAGATGTCAGCAAGCAGGATATGGACGATTACATTGACGGTTTGGGGGTGTCGGAGGAGCGCAAAGAAGAGTTGATGAGAACCTTTGAGCGGTGGATTACCACCGTCAACAACCCGAGTGACCCACAGGCGTACCGCCCCGGCACTCCGTTCTCTGGCAAAAAGTCGGACGTGTACTTTTATCAGTTTGCTCCGCGTTTGATTTTGAAAGAAGCCCGGAAGAAGGGACTTGAAGGCGTCATCTTCACCAACTGGGAAGATTTGGCAGACGTGCCTGGTCGCCCGAGCCGAGAAATTATGAAGGAGATTTACGACTCACACGTTAAAAAAGGCTTGGCACAGGCCGTAGGCTCGGAAAATGTTGTGGAAATACCGACCATCAAGGTGGGTCAAGAAGATTTGCTGCACAGACATACAGGACGCCCGCACAGACCTGCTCGTGCTGTTTACTTTGGGGATGGACCCTTGGGCGCGGACTTTGATGACAAGCTCATTCGCCGTGCGAAGGGTGGCCCCGTAGACTTACGGCCTAAAAAGCTGATACACTCCGGCATCGGCGCTATGGCACGACAGGTGATGTGATGGGCAAGCTGAAAAACAAGCAAATTGAAGAAGAGGACAAGGAACTCGAGGAGCTTCGCAAAAAGTTCTACGATCCCGGTCCGGGTGAGACTGATTATTCCGAGCAGATGACGTTTGAGCAGTACATCAAGCGTATTGGCCCCCGCAAAGCAAAGGGTGGCATGGTCAAGGGTTTTAGCCCGATTGCTCGTCCGCAACGATTCAAAGGCGTATTTTAATGGCACTTCCTCCGCAGATGGTTGATATGGCGATGGGAGCCGGTGGTCCGGCGACCGAGATGCCTGAAGAGTTGATGATCGAACTTCCCGAGGAGAACATGCTCCCCGACGGCATTGAGCTTGCCGGCATGGAAGAGTTGGTCGAGGTTCAGGCCGAGATGTACGACCACAACGCAAACCTCGCGGAGATTCTTGACGATTCTGTTCTTGGCACGTTGTCTTCCGAGCTTCGTGACAAGGTTGACGACGATAAGGAGTCGCGCGAGGATTGGGAAGAGGCGATATCCAAGGGCTTGAAGTTGCTTGGTGTCAACTATGAAGAGCGCAATGAGCCGTTCCTTGGCGCGAGTGGTGTGCATCATCCACTGCTGAGTGAGGCTGTCACGCAGTTTCAGGCGCAGGCGTACAAGGAAATGCTGCCTGCTGGTGGACCAGTGAAGACGCAGATCATTGGCGCGGCCAATCAGGTGCTCGAGGATCAGGCGCAGCGCGTTAAGGACTTCATGAACTACCAGATTACGGAGATCATGGAGGAGTATGACCCGGACACGGATCAGATGTTGTTCTATCTGCCGCTGACGGGTTCCACATTCAAGAAGGTCTATTTCGATGCCGGCAAGCAGCGGGCTGTTTCGAAGTTTGTCCCGGCGGAGGATTTGATCGTTCCGTACTCGGCGAGTGACTTGAACACTGCCGAGCGTGTTGCACATGTGGTACGCATGACCGAGAACGAGCTTCGCAAGCTACAGGTCGCTGGCGTGTATCGGGACATTGATCTTCAAGCAGGAGATGAAGACGATGAAAGCTCGATTAGGCAAACTGGTAACGAGTTGCAGGGTGTCCGTCCATCATATGGTGACGATGTTCACACACTACTTGAAATCCACACAGAACTCGATCTCGAGGGCTTTGAAGACATTGACGAGGGTGGTGAGCCTACAGGGGTTAAACTCCCTTACATTGTCACTCTGGATGAAGATTCAGGTCAGGTTCTCTCGGTGGTGCGAAACTATCGGCAGGCGGACCCGCTTCGAAGAAAGCGACAGTACTTTACTCATTTTAAGTTTCTGCCTGGGTTTGGCTTTTATGGCTTTGGCCTGCTTCATACTATAGGTGGACTGTCTCGTGCAGCGACTTCTATCCTTCGTCAGCTTATCGATGCAGGCACTCTTTCGAATCTTCCTGCTGGCTTTAAGGCTCGTGGTGTTCGTATTCGCAACGATGATGAGCCGCTGTCTCCTGGCGAGTTCCGTGATATTGATGCTCCCGGTGGTGACCTTCGGAATGCTCTTATGCCCCTTCCATACAAGGAACCTTCTGGGACACTTGCTCAACTACTGGGCGTT